CGAAGATATCCGTGAATTCCTGGAAACTTACACTGGTTATATCGTTTGTCACAACGCTAAGTTCGATCTTGTTTCTCTTAGTACTGTTGGTATTGCATATACTGGTAAGTTCTATGACACGCTTCTAATCTGTCACCTTATCAATGAGAACCTACCTTACGATAAAAACCTAACTAACTGTGTTAAGAAATATGTAGATGGCGAAGAATCTAAGCGAGACGACAGAGCGTTTAAGGCTAAGGTTGCAACGTTCGGCTGGGAGGGAATTCCAGTAGATGATATGCGAATCTATGCAGCCCATGATGCGTGTCTGTGTTTAGCGTTGCTATATGGTGTGTGGGATCAGTTTAAGGCAGAAGTTCCTGATGCGTGGTGGGAACACAAACAGAAGTTCACTCGTGTAATTATTGCTATGGAGAAGCGTGGGGTACGAATTGATGTAGACCTGTGTAACCGAATGGCAGCCATAGGTGACACCATTATGACATCACTGGTGGATACTGTAGGAGGGAACCTTGGTAGTTCAGTCTTTCTCAAAGAAGTTCTTATTGATCGGCTTGGACTACCGGTTGTTAAGACCTCACCAAAGACAGGGAAACCGTCGTTTGATAAAGATGCGATGGAACAATACGACGAAATGCTCGTTCGTTCTACAGACCCTACCGCGCAGTATGTGCTTGAGTATCGTGGTTGGCAAAAGTCCGTGTCATCTAATTACGTTCCATACGTGCAACTTCTCTCACCTGACGGTAGACTACGCCCAAATTATAAATTACACGGAACTAAAACTGGGCGTAGTTCCTGTGAGAAACCAAATCTTCAGCAAATCCCTAGGAAGGGTGAAAATCAGTGGAATGGGCAGATGAAAAAATGCTTCATTCCTGCCGATGACTTTGATCTTTGGGAAGCAGATTACGCGCAACTAGAGTTACGATTGGGGACAGGATATGCCAAAGAAAAAGCGCTACTCAAAGTCTTCGAGGAAGACCGAGATATCTTTACTGAAATGTCTCCAAACGTGGGCCTTACTCGGCAGGACACTAAAACGTTTGTCTACTCTACCCAATACGGTGCGGGAGTCAACCGCATTAAAAATGCACTTGGAGTATCTGAACAGCACGCTAAACGAATTAGAGAGAAGTACCAAAAGTCTTACCCACAATTTGTCGCAGTTAGCCGACGAGCCAGTGCCCTCTGCAAAACCAAACGAAAGGTTAAACTCTGGTCAGGAAGGTATAGACACTTCCAGTATCCCAAAGATGAGGGTCATAAGGCGTTCAACAGCCTAATTCAAGGAGGCGCCGCTGATATTGTAGAGACAAGGATGGTAGCACTTTATGAACAAGTCGACTCTGACGATTGTCGTATGTTGCTCACAGTGCATGACTCGGTTCTTTTTGAAATTCGTAAAGGAAAAGAAGACTACTATAGAGGTAGAATTACTGAAATCATGTCCGATGTGCGGCCAAAGTTCGGCGTTAAGTTTGCCGTTGATTTCCACAAGTGGGGTGAGTAATGGACCGAGTGTTGTGTCGACCGACACCTAACTCGCATAATATAACTAGGAGAACTTGTTTTGCTAAACAATCTGAAAAGCGGTCTCAACCTTGTCCTCTTTGCGAAGGATATCGTTCACCAAACGACCCTGTATACCGTGAACTTGTTGGTTGGGAGTCTAGCGGGTCGGGTATAATGAAACCTATGTATAGTCAAGGAAAAAGGAGAGAAGTATAATGGCTGGTATCGCGTTAATGCTAATTCCGGAAGATGCTGTTGGAGACGAGCATCTTACGCTTGGGTTCTTTGGAGACACAGGAGCCGCTGTTCAAGGAATGAAACCATATGTAGAACTTGGACTAAAACTCATTGCATTCGAGTTTGCACCTACTGGTAAAGTTAATGGTGTAGGTATCTTTAATTTACCTGATGGATATGCTAGTGTACAACTTGTAGATTCTATTGAAGTTGAGTACTTACGCGCAAAACTTCAACGTGTCCTTCAAGGTGATGGCAATATCCTTGCTCCTGCTAATACACCACTTAAGTCAGAACATGGTTTTATTCCACATATGACAATGGCAATTTTCTCAGGTGAAGAATATCCTGGTGTAGCACCTATTGAAGGCCGTGATCTTAAGTTCGACAGGCTCCGTGTAGGTTTTGGTGATAAGTACACTGACCTCTGGTTCGAAGGATTTAACCCTAATGTCCAACATGCCATCAGACGATAAGTATTGTGAGCAGTCTGATCTTTTGCAAAGAGACTGTGCTCACTGTCGAGGCGCAAAGTTAGGCGATGAAGATGGGTATAGAAAAGAAATATACCGCGGCCTCACTCGTGAGGACGAATGGGCAATTGAAAAAGCCGCCGAGTCGTCTCCTCGCAGTAGACCCAGGTAAGCATACTGGCCTATGTGTGTTTGTGGATGGCGAACCACGAAAAATGGAACAAGTACATACCAATGATGATCTGATTGATTGGCTAGAGGCAGAACCTCGACCGGATTTAATCGTCATGGAGAAGTACAAACTGTTTAAGTGGCTCGCTCTCCAACAATCAGGCTCACGTATGGAGGTTGCACAGGCTGAGGGTATTGTTGAGTCTTATGGTAGACGTAACGGAGTTCAAGTAATTGAACAGTCGCCACAGATTCTAACTACTGCTCAAATGTGGACTAAAGTGCGTCTTGATAGAGGGAGCCATGATAGGTCACACTGGAAATCAGCACTAAATCATGGTTATTACTACTTGATCTGTAACAATATGGCGGAGATTAAACAATGAGACCAGATAAATTAAAAGAGCGCAGGCGCCAAAAGGCACTCGCGCTAGTTGCGTCGCTAGGTGTAGATACGTCAGGCTATGTTGATCATTCAGCAGAAAGGCTAGACCGTGCCCCAGAAAATCTTGAACGACAGGGAGAAGCGGCTCTTGCTTTTCTTGCTAGACCATCTCGATTTGTTACCAAGCAATGTACTTACTGCCAAGAGTACTTCGGTACTAATTACAATTCGGTCGGGTATTGCTCAAACCTCTGTCGAGACAAACACTTCCGACAGCAGACAGGGTACAAAGTCGATTGGGGAGCCAAGTCAGATAAAGAAAGATGGGGTGGGGAGCCCCCGCTTATCATTGACCCAGAGACTTTACGGCATCTAGCACAATGGTACACAGAACTTAAGCAAAAAGTAGATCAGGAAAGTCAAACTCAAAGTCAACAGCAGGAGCCAGAACAATCTCAACTGAATACTCTAACCATCCCGAACGAATCGCTTGCTCCGTCATTTGAGTTCGAACCAGTGGACTTATCTTATTTCGCTGACGCTTAGTTTGTCCTCCCCATATTCCATCTTCTTCATGTACTACAGCGTAAGCAAAACAATTCTGTTTTACAGGGCAGCCGTTGCAGAAATCTCTCCACGGAGGTTGGCGCAACGGCCTTCCTTGTTTCTGCTCAAACATTTCTTTTGATTCAGCAAGCGAAAGTTTCCCACATCTGGCTCTTGCTGACCATTCCTTACGAGTCTCGGTCAAGTGCTCGTAACCCGTTGGCTCTCCCATGTGAGCATGGTAAGGCCCACCCCCCTACTCATACAAGAGGGGTGGGCCTTGCCGTGTCAAGGTCTAGTCTACGTTTTGCCCGAGGCTCCCACGGGTACGTGTAGCGATCATTTTGTTACTGATCACATTTGCACCAGCCATACCAAAGAGTAGTGCAGAAACACCTGCTGTAGTTTGCTGACCGAAATCAAGCCATTGTGCAGCAGAAGTTCCATCACCGATTCTAGTAGCCTGGGCAGATAAAAATGCTACGTTAAGAACGCCTAGGCTATAGTACAGAATCGCCCTTAGGCGCGGTGGAATCTGAATTACCTCGTTCATTGCTATCATCCTTTTCCATAAGATACTTATTAAACATGATCATTTGCCAGGTCATTGTTAAGAATAATACAGTGTAGATTCCTGCTCTGAAGTCAAAATACTCAGGACCATTAAGTATAAATCTAAAAACAAATATAATTGTACCAATCAATGCAAGACAAATTTTCATAAACATTAGAGTTCTACCCTCACGGGTACTTCTCCAAGGTTTTCTTAGGTACCGAATAACAAATGTCCATGTAACGATTGTGAACAAACCAATCGCTGCTAGTGCTGCAATCGCTACAGCGCTCTCCATATTAACCGCCCATCGCTCTTTTTACATTCGTTCCTAAATGATTTTCTCTTTTTACTTTTTGACGTCGTGTTATCCTTGCATCTACCTGTATTGTTAATTCATCGGCTTTTGCCTTTAGGCGCTGGCCGTCTTCTACTTCTTTTCTTGAAAACGAACTGATCATCATTTGCCACAAACTCATTTCTTAGCCTCAGATTCTTCGGCTTTATTGAGAATGGACTTTAGCAAAGAATGAGTAAGATCATCATTTTCGATCATCTTTTCTACGTTTTTTACCAGCGTTAACGCAGTTTCTTTGTAGAAGTTGACAATCTCATCATGTTGTCTTTTCGTGTAAAGCCGACTAGTTGCTAATAGTCCGATGAATATTACGAGCACTGCTCCAATATCAACAACTCTATTGGAAACTAATGCCATAAATTCATTCACGGTTATCGCATCCTTGCCATAATTTGTTGCACATATCTATTAATGGAAGGATAACCGCCTGCTTGTGTACTGTTATAAGAACCGCCGCCACCTGCTCGAATCCACTTCTGAGCGGTTCCTTCACCAGCGTACCATGCAACAGCCGCGCCTGCCGCGCCATACTTCTGGTAATACTGATTTAGATAATACGTGGCTACTTTTTCTTGAATAGCCGGAGCCATGAATTGTTGTGGAGTAACACTGTAGCCTAGTGCTGCTTTAGACCATGAAGGAATATTACCGGCCATGATCTGATATTTACCTGTAGCACCTGATGCATTTCTAGCATTATAGTTATTGCCAGATTCTTGCATCCCGATAGCATTCTTAAACTTTTCAAATGCGCTATTACCGCTAGCAGCAGGCATTTGAACTCCGCCACCACCTACAGACTGTGTAGGTTGCTGTGCGTTAAACATAGCCATTTGGTTTTGTGCGGCTTGAGCAGCCGCTCTTTTCTGCTGCTGAAACTTCTCAAAAGTAGTCTGAGAAGTACCCATATCATCAATAGCAGCAAGTCTCGCACGTAGGGCTTGCTCAAAGTCATAAGGCATGTCTACCGCCTAGGACTTGAAGCAAAGTATGGATCAGACCAACCCAGGTATTGCGAACCCCATTTCTTACTAATATCTCCAATAGGTACTAGAGAAATTCTTCCAGCACCACCGATATCATTAGAGTAGATCATTCCATTACCAGCATATAGAGCAGCGTGACCTGCTTTACCCTGACCTGTATTCCAGTAGACGACAGAGCCAACATTAGGTGTCCCACTATTTACAATACGCTTCTGACTGGCTGCTAGGTTGTACGCATCAATTGCTCTATTTGATCCACTACCAGCAAGACCGTATGCAGAAGCAACAAATGCAAGACAACGACGATACCAACTAGAATCTCCGTTAGCCGCGGCCTGCTTAGCAAATGCTAAAGCCTGGGCAACAGAACGTGGATTTGGATTATTAGCCTGAGCACCTTGACCAGTACCATAATCTGCACCACTATCTCCACCGACAGAAGCACCTTGTTGCTGACTAGCAGCAGCCATCATAGCCTGCCGCTGGGCTTCCAGGCGTTTCTGTTGGTCCGCCATAGCCTTTTGCTGAACATACTGATTTTGCTGAGTGCCCATGTCATTAATCTGGGCAAGACGATTTCGAATAGCAACTTGGTAATCGTAAGGGTTATCCTTAGGTTGTTGCATATTAACCTGAGGATTATAGGCGTAGGTATCAGTCTCCATTACCGGTTATCCTTGACGAATTGTGCTTTCGCCTGCTGCTTTTCTTTTCGGGCTGAGTTCTGATATGACGGTTTACTCATATCGGAGATTCCTAGCCCTGACAACCAGTTTAATCCCGCAATTGCGTTCGAGTCTAGCGTTATTCCACCAACGTTGAGTTGTGGCTCATAACCTTGATTAGATTTAGGATCAGCACTTGTTCCAGGTAGGCTTCGATCTGTTAAATTCTCAACTAGAGAACTATTTGGAAGTTGTTTAGTAATGTAGTCAGCGAATGTAGGTACAGGAGCACCACCGAGTCGAACATCTTGAGCAAATGCCCCCTTAGGGGCGGTACCGATTTCGATTGGTGCTTTGAGTGCAGGGTTAAGGTTACCCATCAGTGTACTCTTAATAGCACCCGGGTTATCTACGTTGAAGTAGCCATCAAGAATATCTGCACTAGGAACACCAGTTTTCATACCAAAGTAGCCACTGTCGGCATTACCTAGTACTGGACCCTGACTAGTATTTTCCATCCATGACGGGAATAGTTGATCTAGCGGGAACGGGTCACCAAAACCATTCTCTAGATCAATACCATTAGCCTCTGCCAAAGCATACATTGCCTTGGGATATAGCAATGCACGGCCAGGAGTCATTACATGGGCTTCAACTACTAGAGGAATAGCCTTACGCATCCAGGAATAGAACAGCACTCCACGTCGCATTACCTGCTGCTCAAAGCGTGAGTAGTCAGAGCCGTCAGGGTGCCATTTTCTGACCCTCATAGACGCTGCAACGCCTACCTTGTCTAATGCTTCTTCAAAGGAATTAGCAATTACAGTAGGGTTATTCTCTAGTGCGTATGTGAAGTGGGCTGATCGGTGGTAATGGTCCCGAACCTCAGAAAGTTTTCCGGCTGCCTTATGTACTTGTCCTGCCTTAACTCCACCATTAGTGAGTTTTTCGGCGTAGTGCATTGGGTTAATATGACGTAAGCCACCACTAATACCAGACCGAGTAAAATCAAAGCCTGTGTTTGTCGCCATCCCCAAGTCTTCAAGAATCTGGTACGTCGGGTAGATGCCATGAGCATATCCTAGCCTAAAGGCTTCCTCGGCATTAAGTTCTACTGTCTCGGTGGTTCCGTTCGGCTTACGCCAGGTAAACTTAGTTACAGGCTTACCTGCGGCTGTAGCAGTAATTTTAGCCAGTGATTCAGGGTCCCAATCAGCGTATGCGCCGCCTCGGGCTGACATGACTTTAAGACCCTTCTCATACCACTTAGGCGAGAACATTCCATCCATCATTCCTAGCCAAGTGTCACCATAAGTATTACGGAGGTGGTGACCAGGACGATAAATAGTAAGTTGGGTCTTGTACATATGGGTGACAGCGTCAAATGTCCTAAGGACCTTGTTATTGCTGGCAGGCTTAATTAGTTCGTTAAGTGTGTTATCAAGCACCCGTAGTTCTTTAGCAATGTCATCAGGGTAGTAAAGGTTAGGATCAATTACTTTAGCAACACGACTTCTACCCCCAGAGTCAGTAATTCGGACTAACCCTGGCTTATAAGTTTTTTCACCAAATAGTTTACTGATTCGTGAGCCCATTAGCATTTCTGAATAGGCACCCATACCAGCAGCATAAGTCTTAGAGAGAAGTGCTAGTGGGTCATCAACATTCTCCCATGAACGCCATGAACCCATAGCCTCGTCGTAATTTTTTCCGACGAATCGATACTTGTCTCCAACCCCAAAATGTCCGAGTTTCTCATTAATATGGCGAGGATCGATACCCATTCGAGCCAATTTACCGATTTTAGTATCAGACGAGAATGCCATATCAATGACATTACGTAGTTCGACAGTCGCAGCCTTGACCCGAGGATTACTAACTAGTTGATCATGGCCAGTCTGAACACGATAGAACGCCTCAGAGATTTCATCCTTGGTATATGCCTGACTAATCTTACCTAGTTGTTCATGGTACTTATAGGCCAGAGTCTTGGTCATTGACTCAGTACCTAGAAGAATAGGTCGAACATCCTTATTCGCTACATGAGGGAATAGTGCTCGAACCTGAGCAATACCATTGGAAAGTTCCAGAAGATCGTTAAGATCAGCGGTAGGGACCAAATCATCGAAGATTTCACCCATTTCTTGCTCAGCAGAGTCAAGTGATTCTTTAACTGCTGCAATCTTGTTACCCTTAGCAGTTGCTTTTCCGACAGCCGCCTGTACTTCCATTTCAGGAAGAGGGAGTGACTTTTGTGCAACCTCGGTAAGATTAGCAAGAGCCTGCTCAGCAGCACCCACAGGAGGAATTTCACCAGAGGCTTTAACTGCGGTTTCAACAATAGCAGGTAGGTCTGTAGCAATTTGTAGAAGATCGGTACCAATTCCGTCTGTAGCCTCTACAGCCTCGGCAAATGACTTAAGTGTACCAAGTTCTAGTTGCTTAACCTTACGACCGTACTGAATACCATAACGTGCTGAGTTAGTTTCCATCTTCTGAGCAATGGCAGGTGCAGCATTAAACAAATCACGCATGAGCCGATAGTGCTCAGTATCAGCGATTGTCTTACCCATAGGGTTATTAGCAACCATCCGAGAATTAAACTCATTGTAGTTACTAATCTTATCTCCCTGTCGGCCAATATTAGCCGCCAGAATACTATCAACTTCTTTATAGGCTGCCGCACCAGCAGCATCATCGGCACCAGAGCGCACATACTTGACAAGTTCTTTAGCAATATCCAACCAAGCAGTCATAGGAATTGACTTTTGGTTAGTCATAAAGTAGTTCTCTACGTGATGTCTTGGCATAGCCGACAGAACATCATGGAGACTTAGAGGCAAACCTGATTTACCAGAACCTAGAATCGGCTCAATACCCTTTGCCCGCAGAGTATCATCAGCGGCTTTCATCATAGGCATAAGCGTGTCATACATTGCTGTACGTCGTGCCCGCTGAACTTCATTGAAGATACCACGAGGTGCGTTCTTAGGGGTACGGAAATTAGGACCAAGAATCTGCACAGCGTTGCGGATAAGTCCGTTAGTCAGTGTGATTGCATTCTTAGAGTTGAACGAATCGAACTGAGCCTCTTGAAGTTTCTCTGATTTCCGGGCGCCACTAGGTAGTGTAACCTTAAATTTTTCAAGGACACGAGTAATATCACGGCTAGTGTAGCCCTTTAAAGAATCAACTACTCCTGCTTTTTGTGCATCAGTCAAAGCCGCCTGAGTACCAGACTCATCTAATAGTGTATTATTTCCACCCTTGGCATCGTCTACAATTTCCTTAGCAGGCTTTACACCTTGGTTTGCTAGGTGTTGTTCAAAGGATTGCCAGGGGTTTTCTTCCGGAGCAAGTGGTCCACGCTCAAAAGTTTTAGGCATAGCAAAATCCAGCACGCCCTGACCGGGCGATACTGCTTCTGACCCTAGGGATGGGACCCCCGGAACCTGAGGTGGCCGCTCCGGTCCAATGGTGGACGGGACGCGGGTGTGTGGGAGGGCAGGCTGCACCCACTGAGGCACCGTGACAGCCGGGATATTTTCAGTAGCGTTGGCTTGTTTATCCGTATTACGGATTAACTGCTCAGCGACATTATCAGGGGCTGTTGTTTTACCTGTAGCCGCGAGTTCTTTAGAAGCCTGCCCAACAGGGTCTAGTTCAATCGCTACTTTTGCTTCATTTTTAACAAACTTGGTACCTTCAAGGCCAAGTGCCTTAAGCAAACCTTTTCCAACAGGTGCAACAGCAGCACCAGGGATATAAGTTAGCGGATCAGAAACAACGTCAACGCCAAAGCCAGTAAGAGCACGAATCCAATCGCCAGCCTCATAGTATCTGGTTGCGAATCCTTGACTCCGATTTTCGCCAGTACGTCGACACCCGTAGGCTCAGTTTCACCCGTAAATCCTTTACGGAATGCTTCAATCGGATCATTTGCTAGGTCCGTCCAGACATTTCTAATGCCATAACCAGGGCGTGATAAAGTGTCAATGACGTTATGAACTGCTGGATTACCAAGAACGTTCGCAAGTGTTTCGGAATGCAAAAGTTTCTCAAAAGGATTGTAGTCATCCCATTGAGATTTGCCGGGAGTACCCCCAGACCATGCCACATAAGGAGTTCTGGGGGCAGCCGCCGTTACGGCGTTAGCAATGTCGTAAATTGACTTGGTATTTGTTACCTTAGCATTTGCCGAGATTGCATTAAGCCGTGCTCGATAATTATCAAGCCACGTCATTTTGCGCCTTAGTAGTTATAGCCGTAGGGCTGCTTATTACCTAGTTGCTGATACCAAAGACTTGCAAGACCCATCATTGCCTGAGCCTCAGCAGGAGTCTGTGAGTTATACGCAGCATACTGTTGAATATCAGAAAGTGTTGCAGTTCCATTATGATCAGCAGCAGCAGTTTGATATGCGCGCATAATACGTTGAACAGCATCCGCAGCCTGCGGACTATTTTGGCCAAACATCTGACCGGCTCGGGATGCCAGAATTGCGTAGGCATCGCCAGATGAATTTAGAGCCTTCTCACTATTAAGTTGGCTCGTCTGCTTATACTGGTTTACATCATTCTGGAACTTCTCTGTATCAAGCATAAGTCTAGCCTGGCCCAAGTCATTCTGGGCTGCATTCTGACCCGCACTACTTTGAAGTTGCTGCATCTTGTACCATTGATCAAAACCATTAGTAGCAGAGTCTTGCTGCATTTTTGCAATGGCTTGTTGGTACTGATTTTCAGCGGCTTTCTGCTGCGATGTAAGTTGTAGCCGCTGATTATCGAGACCCGACAGAGCGGTCTGCTTAGCCATAGTGGCGTCCCGTTGGGCGTTCTTGCCTACGAGACGACTATTGTCGGCAGTACGCTGATTGTAGGACATTTCATTCTGACCCTGTTGGCTATTAAATGCCTGGCGACTAGCCATATTCTGAGCCAGAGAACCTACTTGCTTCTGGGCCTGTTCTCCGATAGAACCTAGAGAACTACCAGCAGCCTGACCAAGTCCTAGACGTGCCAGCATTTCAGCAATAGCAGACTGATTCTGCTGAGCCTGATTAGATACAGAACTAATTGCATTGTTGTAGGCTGAGCCTACTTGCTGACCGGTATTATCATACTGACCGCGAATCTGATCACCTTGGCTAGCAATTTTATCGCCAAGTTGATTGTAGACTGAACCTAAATCATTATAGGCTGAGTCATATCGCTGACTAGTCTGGTTGATAATATTCTGTAGAACTTGAAACTGAGGACTAAATTGTTCAGAAGCCATCTGCTGAGCAGAAGGACCGCTATAAGGTGCGGGTGTGAAATCAGGCATACCAACAAAACCACTACTACCGGCATTTGCTGTAGCCTGCTGTGCTTGGGCTTGAGCAATAATTCGTTGAACATCAGCCGTTGTAAGCGGCGAAGGTCCTTCAGTCTCAAGAGGATACATATTTTATAGTCCGTACTGTGCAGCCCGACGGTTAATAGCGTCCTGGCGAGCCTTATCTGTCTGAACCTGCTGATCACTCTGGAAACCCTGCTGAGCAGCCAGAAGATTAGAAAGGAAGTCAGCCTTAGCCGTGTCTAGGTTACCGAACTTTGTGGAGTAATCGTTTTCAAAATCAGTATTAGCCTTAGCCCAAAGACCAGAAGTCATAAGACCTCGGGATGCATAGTCATCCTGTAGCGCACCAAAGTCTTGAGTCTTTTGCTTGCCTAGTTGATCTTTGTTCGTGTTATACTGACCAGTGTATTGGTCGGTCTGTAGTTTGGCGTTGTTTTGATAGTCAGCCCACGCTTTAGACAATGCGTTATTCTGACCTTGGAAAGTAGAATCACCAGCAAGCCATTCATCTACTGATGGCGGAGCAGGAGCAGGCGGTTGAGTTACTGGAGCAATAGCACCTGTAGGACCAGAACCTACTCTTGCCGGGGGCCTAGAAGGGGAAGCCGGAGTATAACGAGCCGGTGCCTTTTTAGGGGCCGGAGCCCTACTAATTCGACGAATTTGAATCGGCTGTCGACCACCGCCAGTTTTTGCCCCAGGACTAAAACCTGAGACACCAAAACTAGGAGCAGGTCCCGCAGGGGCAACCACAGAGGGTCTGGGCCCCTCGCCTTCATATGCGTACATTTATGCACTCCTACTTGTACCAGGTTGTAACCATGCTGGACGCATATACGCCCCACGTTGTCCTGCTTGCATTCTGCGAAGCATGGCATTTCGCTTCATACGGGCCTGTAAATCTCGCTCGTCATAACCCTCAGGAGAGTTAGTTGGACCCACATTTGGAGCACCTTGGCTACCATATTGTTTTGCGCCAGCAGCATACTTCTGGAACGCCATGCCTCGACCTTGTAGATAGGCTAGGAAATTAGGATCCATTAGTCATCCTTGGAATGATTCGGACAATCTTCGTCAGAATAAGGACAAGGACATGAATGGTCACCGTCAGCATCCGGAAGTTTTCCGCAATGATAGCAACGATCTTCATCAGTCATTAGTTAATCTTCTTACTTACTAGTGCCTTACTGGAAGTAACGGCCGTTAGGCTAAATACTCGGAGCGGACCAGTAGTAGTAGTTCCATCAACTGTTGTAGAGAGTTTAAAAGAGATTTGCCGGAATCGCAATCCTTTATTCAATCTTTGGAACATACGAGTTCCGCTAGGGTTAGCCGTACTGACTGAATCTGTAACATCTAGAGAGACGTCAATTGGTTTAGCCCATGTTTTAAGATCAGACCACTTAGTTACACCGTTACTAATCTGTGACCATTTGATTGGTACGTTATATGCAGTAGGGTGAACTCGATAACTTACTGTCGTTTTAGCAAGAATATCAGCGCCCCACCAAAACATTCGCTTCCAAGTATATGGCACTTTATAGTCAAAGGTCTTAGTAACAAGACTACATGGGAAATTCTCAGCGCCAGTAGTTTTATTGACAGTATCTAGGAACTTATACCATGCATTCTTACCGTTGTCGTAACACCCTGCAACCCAGAAATAAGCATTAGTTGTAGGGTCTAGGAAGGGGTAAGGAATAAAGTGCGAAGGGGTGTGGTCGCTACCGTTTGCAAATCTCCATGTGCTGAATGCTCGGGTCCGAAGTCCGAAAATGTAGAACGTGTCAAAATACCTACAGATAAGTCTGTTACCAACGACGGATATCGAAGAATCGCTCCATGTAGTACGGGCAACAGCGTTGAAGATGATAAATGGTACCTTGACATTTAGAGGGTCCCAATTCCAGTTGGTAATACTGTAGAGAGTGTTACCAAATAGAATGTACATAACGCCTTCAAACTCAGCAAATGAGTTGACGTTAGCAATTCCTACGTTCGCCGCGACCAATTCTGTTTGACCTCGCGTGGGCTGAGAGTCATAAGAAAATGTATAAGTTGCACGGTCTTTAAAAACCACGATCCTGCCACCGAAAGCGTAAATTTTAACAATGTTCAGCCCATCCCCGTTATTTACGTCTAAGAAGTCAGTTCCTGCTGTCCAAGAACTCAAGTTTGCGGGAGCAGAGAAATTAAGTCGTGAAGGGGTCGTAGATTGGCTACCGGAGGCTACAAAAAGTCGTTCTTTGTACATTGTTGCGGAAATCCCACGAGCCATTGCAGCAACTGCGGTAAATCCACCTACAGGGTCCCAACTTCCACCAGGATTAGCCGAGTTTGGAGTAGCAATGATCCAAAGTTTGTTCTGATACTGAACTACAGCCTGTGTATCAATATTTGTAGCAATTGTGTAGAGGTGAGCACCCGAAGTTACGTCAAAAACTCGAAGATTCTTAGCAACATCAATGATCACAAAATAAACTGATCCTGCTGTAGTCGTATATGTACCAAGAACATTGCTTCCAAGGCCAGGAGGTGAAGGCATCGTCTGCAAAGATGGACGACTCACCAACGAGCCATCCAAATCAATGTCGAAATTGATTAATTCTTGGCACTCATTGTCGGCAATCTGAGTAGGCTCAGAATATGTGTTAATACCGCCAACAAATGGGCCAATAAGTACAGGCGATCCTGGCATTAGTACATCCAGTCGTCATCATCATACAAAGTGGTCACTGTAGGGTAATACGCTCGCTGTGATTCTTGTTCATCAGCCTGTCGATCAAGGCCCTGTTGAAACTGGCTAAGTTTGAACTGTGAGTTTTGTGAGTCTTCATCTAGTTCATAAGCCTGAGACATGACGTACTGACATAGAGCATTAAAGAATTGATCAGGAACAGTCAGAAGGTCAGTCATTGCAGTAATCTGAGCCGGGTTTTTTAGATAAAACACAGTCAAACCACTTGGATAGTCATTATCAGGTGCAGGATAGACATAAATACTACCTGCCCAATCATACCAAAGTACCGGAGTACCACGAGCCTGGTTCTTTGTGTCTTGAGAAATAATGTACTGCTCAGCCTCTTGGAATGTCTTATGTTCGACAGGCGTACCATTCACCCAAATTGACTGAATCTGTAGAATATCAAGAGCCGAAGGATCGTATGTTGTAACACCCGACAGAAGGTTAATACTAGCAGTAGCCTTAATTGCAGGGTTCTGTAGAATAATCTCCCGCTGGCCCATGTTAATCCAGGTGAGCACGTCAGAACTTGTAACCTGAACTGCTGCTTCATCACCAAAGATGCGCGAGACGTAGTTGTATACATCTTGCGCTTTCTTTGTAATCGGTGCCAGAGCCATTATTCAAACTTTCTGCCGTTGTGCTTGACAGTCCTATTCTGATGAATAGCCCAGGTAGTAAACTCTGCATCAGCGGCTTCCTGGTCCATTTTTTCACGCAGTTTCATGGCCCGTTTAGCGGCTTCTTCAGCCTCAATCTCATCAATATTAGCGTTACGAGCCTTAAAAAGAGCCTGAATGATCCGATGGTCTAGTTGATCCTCACGAATCCACATGACAGTGTAGGGCTCGTAACTCGGATGGAATTGAACGATCCGATATGGCTCATAGTCAATGCCAAAAGCACTACGCTCAGCAGGAGGAATCCACTGTAGTTCTAGCGTATCGTCAAAATCTTTAATAACCTCAGCAATACGAGCAGCATTGGCTGAAAGTTCAATGCCTGCACCAGTAATGATAGGAGTGCTCATTAGGGAGCCAGTGTTCCGTATAGAAGGGGAATGTAATCGCCGTTAAGGTTAGGGGCACCAGATGCAGGGAATGCACCAGTAATACCATCCTGGAACATAAAGGGGAATGTCTGGGTAGTATCAGCAAGGTTAACAAGATCAAAAGGTGTCTTAGCAGCAGCAAGTGAACAGACAGCAGTATGAAATACTGCACCAGCATAGTACAGCCCCGGAGCCAAAGTTAGAGCAGCAGCCATAGTTTTAATACCGGTAGTAGTAGAAGCAACCTCACCGGATTCTGCGTATTTAACTGCATAATCCATTAAACCGGTCACAGGATTAGCACCCCAAAGACCAAATCTAACAGTGGCTCCTGCGGTACCTGCGGCAGAGACACGAACACCTAGTGTGCTAATCTTAGTCTGACTTAGAAGTTGAAAAGGTCCAAAGCATCCTCGGTTTAGAGCAGCACTTGAACCAGAACCAGTAGGGTTAGTAAGAGGTACGTTATTTCCGTTACCTACCGCGTTAAGAAGTGTCTTCTGTGCACCAATTACAACAGTACCGTTTAAGACACCTTCGTAGAATCGCAGACGTAGATCGTCAATTTGTCCCACGGTAACTCCTAGCATCTGCTTAAGGAATGCGTATTCTGCATCCGCTATGGTTCTACTTGGCATTACTGCTCCTAAACAATCGCGGGGAAGAACGGCGCATTAGGCGAGTTAGCCTTCCCTAAATCATACTCATTCAGGTATACTTGTACTTCTCGAATTTGTGCAACCTGCGGGCCACCTAAGAACATATCTCCACCAGGGTTACTTGATCCTGGCTGTGAGATTACTGCGTCAGGAGCAGTACCACCAGTAAGGTTATTAGTTCTAGTTAGTTGTGAAGGTAGAGTAGCAGTCAAAGCAATTCCACCGGCCAATGTAGTTCCCTGCACTGTTACCCAGATTGAACCACCTGTAGCAGCCTGTAGAGCCGCAAGAACCTGAGCAGGTGTAGCGTTTCTCTGAATTGCCGCTGTAGTGTTACCGTTGAAGGTAAGTGTAAATGTACCACCTGTTGGATTACCAGTGATTTGTAGGAATTGCCGGTTCCAACATTCAGGTGTTGGACGACCACCATAAGTAGTCTTACGGCATACAATCCTAAGTCCATCTGCCTCAATAGCAGGATCAAATCTTGTTGGGAATTGAGTCTGGAAATCATACCAGTTATCTACGTAGCAACCGCCAGCATCATTAGTAGAAGTCCAAAGTACCTGATTAGTTGCAGGATTGAAAGTCCATGTGGCAATTGTTTGCCATACGCCAGGAGTAAATACACCGAGAGCCTGAACATCAAAGTCTGTCATAGTGGAAATAGCATTAGTCGGATAAGGACACGTTGGTACAACTTTATTGAATCGTGTCTTTTTAGCCCAATTAAGTTGCCAAGTGACTGACCCGCTAGTTGCTACCCAATCATCCCAATAAGTGTCACGGGGGAAAGGCTGAGGCCCTAACGCATCTAGAATTGTGTCACCAGCCTTATAGGCTGTAGACGAATTCTGAGTAGCCGTGATAGTTGCGTAAGTACCTTTAACAGTCTCAACACCATAATTAACAGCAACAGGTGTAATAGTTACGCCAGAAGGGGCTCGATAGTACGTAGGAAGTCCAATGACTTGATCAGTGAATGTACCACCAGATACATTCAAAGTAGTAAGATTACCCCAGCAATCACTCTTAGTAATAGTAGTAGCGCCAGTTACTGCAAAAGTAATTAATCCAGCATGTCCTCCACCAGACTGAACAATAACTCTAGAAGTTCCATCAGCACCCGTAAAACGAGAACCAATGTATAGATCATTTTCAGAGCCAAAATCAAGTTTAGTTGAAAAGTTTCGACCCCATAGTTCTTCAGCCCAGACTCGCATAAGTGGGCCAAGTGGTGTAACTTGTCCTGGACTATATTCACGCATAACCCAAAATGACGGGAAACCCCAGAATCCATGAGAGTTATCGTAGAACAGAGAAGTATTTTCTTTTGGAATTAGGTACTGCTCATGTACATGAAGGTCTAGCATAACTAGTCTAGCCTGAACATGAGGCATAAATGCACCAGATGCTACAGCATATGTAGAACCAAACTCAGTATTCCAACGAGGCTTACTACCTTGACCATTAGCATTAAGAACTGCTACCCAACGATCGAAAATAGCCCTGTTAGCAGAAAGATTGCCACCAGGATTATCATAATTATGGAAAGAAATTCCATCCAAGTTCGCGCCGACAAGAGGGAGGATACTATTAATCCAGTTTAGACTTGGGCCACCTGAATCAATAGCATCGCCACAAATACTAAGAGTGCCTGGTCCAATAACTTTAGCATTTGCATGGGCAGCATGAACTACAGCCGCAAAAGCATTCTGCTGTGTAGCATAGGTAGCAACACTCAGACCAACATTAGGTTCATTCATTCCTTCAAAGAAGACTTGCCCTCCTGCTGCGGCAACAGCCTGCTGTACAACAGAAGTTAAATTAGCAGATTGTCCTGCATAACCATTAGGATGGGCGACCATCGGTTTAAAAGGTCGAGCAGAGTCAGTAGTTCTATTGCTTAACTCATACGTAATACTGCTTGCCATATTAGCGGCTGTAGGACTAAGAGTTGTTAAATCATCAATCTTGTGTCGGCCAGGACCAAGACCAAAGAATCCGCGAGCAGGGTAGTGCTGGCCAAAGTCGTTAGTTTCTACTGTGTAAGCAATTGCTGGATTGCTGGGTCGTGCAAGAAGCGGAGAAGAAGACCTAACAACGCAGAAACAAAGTTCTCCACCAGAGAAGAACCAAGGAACACCGAAATCAGCCGCTCGAATAAGGTACATTTTGTACCAACCGAGTGGAAGTGCAGGAAGTGTAACAATCCTACTGCCAGGTATAGCATTATTAGCGACTACAATATTACCATTGTAATCACGAACTTCGTAAAATGCAGCAGCAGTTCCTGAGATTGTAAATGTTAATGCTTCACCAGGAAAAAAGGCATTAAGAAATTTACCACTATCGGCAGCCGAGTGGTTTCCGGAAATACCAGCGGGATCAGTCATTATGCGAAAGTAAAGTAGATACCAACAGTGCCGTCTCCACCTACAGCAGGTGAAGGTGTACCAGGGTACGCACCGCTAATTCCATCCTGGTAGTAATACTCAGCCATCTGACTTGGGTTACCACCTTGGAACATAATTCCTGTGTCAATTGAAGTAAGACCTGCTAGTGCAACCTGGCACACAAATGAACACCAGTAATAGCCTTCTGGAAGTGGACCAACAGAAGCAACATAATCCTTCATACCAGTGGTAGTTGAAGAAATGGCTCCTGATTCAAAAACTTTTTGAGTCCAGTCTGGAAAACCAGTAAGAGGATTACTTTTCCACATAGCAAAACGAATTACGCCACCAGCAGTAGCAGCATTCGCTACATTCATACTGAACTTGCTAAAGTTCATAGGCGCTCGGTCTTGCCGAGCCAGGTAGATAGGACAGAACAAAGCACGGTTAACCTGGAATGGTGTAGCAGCACCACCAGGTTTACCCATCAAAACCTGAGAACCTGTTTGAATACCAATTGCAAATAACTTAGCAGGATCGAGTGGGTGAACATGGTCACCACGAGAAGCAGTAAGAGCCGTTCCAGCAGTTCCAGAAGCAGTAGGCTTTTGAGGGGTAAGAGTTTCTAGAGCAGCAGCGTTAACAAGTTTAAGGAATGTAGCCTCTAAATAAGACCATTTGGCTAGTTTAGAAGTTGGCGTAGTGGTAAGAGAGATACCACCGTCACCTGTATCTGTAGCGACAATTCCACCGCCTGCTACGGTAGAAATACTTGTAGCAAGAGGCTTCCCAACCTCTTTACGAATATTCGTATCCAGACCACTAATAGTCTTAGAAAGCCTGTATCGTTCTTTTAGATCGTCCAACGAGTATGTAAGATCATCAACAGCCCAACCAAGTAGGTTGAGATAAAATTGACGTTCAACGATAGCAGGGTCTGGTGCTGGCATTTCTTCTCCTAGATACCAAAAGGTGGACCGGGCCTAAATGACCCGGCCCACCTTTTAAGGCTAGTTGGCTTAGCCCTCAGTGATATCCTTGATAACACCCTGGGAGTTACGACGGTGACAACCAAGTTCTGAATACTGGTAGAGGAATGCCTCATAAGCATCAAACCCAATAACCCGCTGCCACATGTTGCCGTCCATATCCGCGAAGGACCAATCTTCCTCACGGAAGAGAGTAAACTCATCCTCGTTTAGGAAGTAGAGAGTGTTCGGGGGAGCGTCAACATCAGTGAAGAACGGAATATCACCGTTGTCAGTAGTGAACGAAAGACCAGTGAAACCACCACCAAAGTCCTTTGTCCCCGTGTACATACGCTGCTGAGAAAGCAGGTTGAAGTATGCACGACGAACACCAAGGTTGGCGTAAATAGCAGTGGTCTTTCCACCGTTAGTATAAACGCGGTCTGCCATAAGGATCATAAGACCCTCAGAAAGAGCACGGTTAGTACCAGCGTTAGAATCGACCTCAGCCTTCCAGGTACCTTCAACAGTTGGGTCAATGTTATAAAGTGTACCGGTGTTGTTTACGATCTTAGCAAGGCCGGTCCACTCACGGTTTACGTTACCAGTACGAACGACAATGTCACCGTTGACAACTGCCTGAGTCGCACCATCAAATGTAAACTGGTTTGTGGCGACGTTAATTGCGGTAATCTGTCGGTTAGAAGCCTTAACAGTAGGGTTAGGGTTACCGAGAGTAGTACCGTCAATAATATCAATCTGCTCGCCAAGTTGCAGATACTGCGAGTTAAGTACTGTCTGCGTGTTAGAAGCCGCAGCAGTAACTAGAACACCGACAGCACCTGAACCATCACCATAAACCTGACGGTTCTGATCCTTAACAAGGTCAGTCTTAATACCATTAACCTCTCGGTCAAGGGCAGAAGCAAAAGCCTGAGCATTTGTGTCCACAAGTTTAATTGTGGGACCAGAAAGGTTAATACGACCGTAGAGGTACTTAAGACCAACACGAGCCGAGGTGTAACCCTGCTGACCAGCCGCAGGAAGTGCTTCAAGTTCGTTACGAGCACCAATACCCGAGTTGCGCCGAGTCTGAATTGGGAAGGTCACATATCGACCACCAACATTAGATTCGACACCATCCGAGGACTTCTGAATCCTCTTTAGAGTCTTGGCCTCATCGTTTAGTTGTTTCCGGACACGCGGCTCGTAAATTTCCTTACAGATAGCCGCGACAGTGGCTAGGGTTGCACCCATCGCTTACTCCTTGTTTGCGTTTGCGATCCAACTCTTTACGAGCCCGATAGTGTCTTTGTTATTGAGGGCCGTGACGTCAACAGCCTGTGACGGCGAACCTCCACCGGGAGTCATTACCGGAGGGAAATTAGAACCAGGAGCGGGCTGACGTTGCTGCACGTCCTGTTTCCAAGCCAGGACTGCCTGTTCCAAAGGCGTTCCATTAGCAGCAAGAGCAAAAACGATCTGCTTATTAAACTGACCGTGCCTACCCTCTAGTTCAGCAACTTCCTGATCTAGTGCTGCTTCGACTTCTTGCTGCTGCTTCGCCTGAATTTCACCAGCAAGATACTGTGCGACAGTATCAACCTGCTGCTTCATCTGGACGAAACGGGGATCTTTTTCAATGTCAATAACATTACTATCTTGACCTTGCGAAAGATCAAAGTTGGCAGGAGTTTCCTGTTGGCCCTGAACTACTTGCTGAGCGGCCGCTTCTGCTTGTGCCGGAGTAAGGCCCCATTCTTCACCAAATGTTTGAACCATCTGGTCATAGACCGCACGAGGATTGTTATTAAGAAGTTGTAGTACCTGTAGACTCTGGCCGATTTGGTCCGGAGTAATACCCTGGTCTACAAAATCCTTGTACGGAGCATATTTAGTTTGTACCTCTTGAAAATTCTTGTCCCACTTTTCAAACACTGGCGTCATCATCGGATGCAGCGCTTTAGGAGTTTTATCGAGAATTTCTCCCCAAGCCGGGTTTCCCCGTACTACTTCAGCAGGATCAACCTGTTGAGGCTGATTTTCTGTTGCCTGATCTGTAACTTGCTGCGCGGCTGCTGACTCTGCAACCCCTTCGACACCAGTAGTGTCACTCATTTTATTCTCCTGTGGTGGCTGTACCGGATGGCCCTAGCCTATGATGTGCATTGTAATACCGGGTAGTCCTAGGACTACAAGTGTTTACTTAATGCCAGCCGAGTCTGCCGAAGCAATACGGAGAGCATAAATTAGGTCGTTCTTGGTCATATTATTGAGACGAGCAGTGGTATAAGAACCAGCCGCAAGTGCAGTAAGACGTGCCTTAAGCAGAGAAACTGACTGCATATTAGCAGCCTCTGCAACTACATCTGCACCCGTACCACCACGACCACGACGCTTGTCAACGAATACTGGGCTGGCGTTAAACCCACCCAGAGTTAGGTCAGCCATTATTGTCCTCCTTGTTGTGACGGATCACCAGGGGGACCAAACTGATTACTACCCTGTGGTCCTACTGGTGTGCCAGAACCATTATGGGCTCCCCCGAGTGGGTTGTCCATAGGATTCGGGCCAGGCATCATAGCCATAGCATTCATACTGGCTTGATTAAGAGCCATTGCGTGTGCTTGTACGTGTGCCTCAAATTGTGCTTTAACTTGATCTGGCAGAATTTCAAACTGCTGACCCTTACGATACCTGTTGTGTACTTCAATATGTACTTGGTGATTATCCCAGGTATTGACAGCCACCATATTTGGCGGAATCTGCAACGGCATTTGCGTCTGTGCATCCTGACCAAAACCAAGGTCCATTTGCATTTCAGGCGGTGCATCTGTCGGTTGCGTCATCTGCTCCAAACCCTGAACTGCTGTCATAGCATCGTTCGGGTCTGCTACATCTTGTGGTAATCCAGGCAAAGTCTGAGCAACTTGTGATTGCTCCATTTGTGGCGCCATCTGCTGCGCCATTTGATCCGATAGTTCCTGCGCTGTAGCAACTTGCTGCATATGCATTTGGATGGCATTAATTTCAAGTGCTGCCATACGCAGGTTTTCTCTGCCTGCCGCCCTTTCATCGGCCTTGAGTTCGTCGTAAAGTTTCTCGACGCCTCCCATTTCCATCATTTCCAGACCCTTATCTGGGTCTAGGAAGCCCAACTTCATCATATCAAGAAGGAATGCCTGCTTAGCCGCCTTAGAAATAGGCAAAGCAGAACCGGCTTCCATCCGAATATCTGTACCTGTACCAATTTCAGAACCCTTGAGCGTAATAGCGTCAAAGAATCCATTAGTACCTGTAGTTTTAACAACACGCGGCACGTCCCAGAATTGAACTACGTGAGAGAGAGTATGCTTAGCAATCTTCTCATAGCCCATTTCAATGCTCTGATATGTCGTACTCATAGCGGTATCGTCACGCTCTTGGAGATACGAAATAGCAGTAGCCGCTGTAACACCTGAAGGAGTTTGACCCTTAGAGACCTCATGCTGAGAAGAAATATCTTCCATATCAGCCTTAGCGCGCTCTAGTTCCTGTAGCACATAACTAGGGAGCGGCTGTAGAGGTAGAGGGCTCGGCGGATTCATACCTGGACGATATTCAATAATTAGACCAGGCTCAGTCGTAATCTTTTTCGCGTCAATAGAACCCTTCTCAGCCATAAGTTGTGGCCGAGCCATGCGGTTCTTAGACTCAATAATCTGCGAAGAGGTACGGTTATAGTCACGTTGAGGCTGAATCAAGTCGTTGATTACTGAGTCAGAGTAAAACTCTCCTGTCGGAATGTGTGAGAACCGAGTAAATGGGTATTCCTCGTGAGCATAAAGCATGCTGTCAGCCCACATACCGACAAGAGTGTCACCCGCTACAGTACACATTCCACCCTGAGGAAATAGTTTATGGGCGTTAGGCTTAAACCACATTTCCTTGACAAGCACAGAATCAGGTTTGGCCTGATTATCCTTCACTGAGTGGAAAAATGAATCCCCGAGCAATTCATTTGCCGACACAGTGTCCGCTGCAAGATCAATTCCATACGTAGACTTAATCCATTCAACAGATTTAGTGTACGCATTGAGAACCCACGGCTGATCCTCAATTTCTTCTTCCATCAAATCGGGCACAAAAAGATGGAACGGGGTAACCGCTCCAAGAGCGATATCACCTTGGTAGGTCACATCGCCACATTTTTCAGTGACGTTTGGGTCCCACCAATCCTTGATAAAGGACGTTCCACAAATTGTCAGCCAGAACATGCTACGAGTGAAAATCTTGTGCATGTTCTTAGTAGAGTATAAAGACTCCCATACTTGCTCACCAGCCTGTGCAGCATAAAGATCCTTGTCCTCGTTTGAGGAAGGAACAATACTTGCATTAGGCTTATTAGATGTGAGTTTAGAAAGTTCTGTACGAATGATAGGCTTGATCAAGTTACGTACAGAACGAACGCGATATGGGGGAGCAGGAGGCGTAATAAGCCTCCCACCACCCATGTTGTAGCCAATATTCTGGTTAGTATAAGCAAGATACTGCTTGCCTTTGTACATGGCGTAGTTTAGTCGCCATTGACGCTCGTAAGGCTCACGAGCACTTTTCATCTTGGTATATTGTTCATTTACCCAAGATACAAGGTTAGATGCATCCTTGCTCTTTTTAAGTTTTTCAATCGTGGCTGCATCAAACGTAGCGTCAGCCGACGTAGGTGTGGCCGGAGCCATCATCGGCTGTGAACTCATCTAGGTCATCCTTAGTAAATCCGTGGGATTCAGCGTATCTAACTGTCTCACCATAATCCGATACATCTACAATCGGAGAAGAATCTGTTTGATCACTCAAGTCTACTGAGCGCATCTGCTGATACGCTAGAGGATCGCCCGCTGCTAGAAGAGTCGCTGCTTGAGAATTCTCCGCCGAATGTGTTGCCAGCATCGTCGAAATCAAAGAGAGCCAGTTGTCCCGAATTTTCTCCTGCTCCTGACGACTCTTCTCCATTACTTTCCACAGGAAGATGAAGAGAGCCACCATGAGCAAAATCTGAGAGACCATCCACAGCGGAAACCAGTAGTCGGTGCTGCTCATCAGTAATTACCTTTAATTTATGGGCATCCAGGTAAGCCCAGACAATTTGATCCGTCTCCCTCTGATTATCTTGAAGACGTGCTTCTGGCACCATCCCAATACGAGAAGCAGCCTCCGTTAGGCAGTCTTTACATAGATACAGCGTGCCAAAGAATCGGATATCGAGACCGAAATCTACAACTTCTCGATTAACGGCACCACAGCATCCACAACTACCTGGAAGATTGGCCGGACCTGGGAGTACCTTAAAACGGCCATTAACTTCAGAGGGAGACGGATCAGTCATTGAATTTCCTACTTATTAGACTTGGACTTAGCGGCTGTCTTTTCAGCCGTAGTTGCACGCTTCCGTGTACGTGTCCGAGCCTTAGTTGTGTTGGTATTAACCTTATCCGCAGTATTACCTACTACTGCATCTGCGGCAGCCTTACCCTCATTTTCCTTAGGCCCACCTTCAGCGTGAGGGCCAGTAGGCTTTGCAGCCGGGTTAAGATCAGTCACACCAAATACGGGACCTGAGACGTCATCCTCGACAATCTGCTCACGCTCGGAGAAAGGCTGAAGAAGATTCTTGTCAGAATCTACAGCACCAGCAAACGTAACATCATCATCGGTGAAGTTGCGGCTTTCCTGAGAAGCAATACCAGCAACACCAACAGTAAGAGCCTGCTGTCCAGCAGTATTAAGAGGAATACCAGCAAATGCCGGAGGATTATCTAGATCGGGCTCGCGGCCTTCAACTTCAGCGCGACGCTCTTCGGCAAGTTTTGCTTGCTCTAGGTCCATATACGGACCACCATCGCGCCCTGCAAGCCGATCATTCGGATTAAACAGGGGAACAGTATCAGTCATTATTTACTCCTAATGAGGACTTACCCACAAGCGCGGGGTAGCCATAGTATAAACCGACAGAGCGCACTGAATACAAGTGTTTAATATTCTAGTGCATACAAATCTGTTCCTACCTGCTCCTTCCAATGATTTTCATGCTCTTGGCTAGGTGGCATATCATTCTTGTATGCTTGTCCGCCGGTTGGGACTTTAGAACGCTGATCCCACCTATCCTTAGTAGGATCAACACCGTAAGGTGCGCCGAGTACGTTCTGAATTAGTTTCGGTTCATTATCCACAACAGGGGCCAAATCAGGCATCATTGTGAAGAAGTACCTACACGAATCAATCGCATGATCATCTTTCTTATGTGGCTGCTCTAGTTTGTTGTTCTCGAATGAACTCTTACGCGATGCATATGTCTTCCAGCGGTACTTCCTCATTTCAGTAATAAGATTGGCACAGTTATCTGTGATAGTCCAAGTAGACTCATTACCAAATTTAGGAGTTTTACGTAAGTAGTCAACCATCCGGTTAAGACCAGAATCTACATCAGATAGTTTCGTACCGATGTAAATTCCAAATTCACCATATGCTTGTACAATTGATGTACCAGTAATTGCACTACGCTGATGCATTGCAGGATCACCCACAAGAATATCAGGTTCTTTGCCAAGTTCTTTGACAATCTCCCAATAACGTTCAGCGTGTTGTTTTACTGTCCACTCGCTTTGGTAGTGCTCGAAAAAAGTGACCACTTTACCGTTCGGGCTAACAGCATGCCACAAAATAGCTGTTGGGTTATTAAGCCCGTGGTCAAAACTAACGTACCAGTACCAATCCTTCGGAGGGATAAAGAAAGGGCGTACATTGTCGTGAATGTTGAAGCCCTTGAAAATTCGTCCACCCACAGCCACAAATTCTCCGCGGGATCGGGCGGCACGTTCATCGGGATCAAGTGTAGATAAGTAGGCATCACGAGCCTCTTTGCTCAAGTGAGGGTTTTCACTCATCTCAATTTCGACCACATGAACTAATGGATCGCCATTTAACCCCGGAAGATATAAGTCCTCATAAACCCAAGTCATGCCCTCGACAGGGGTCATGGTGATAAAAGCCCTACCATTACGGTCAATCAGCCGCGCCTGAGACTCGTTATAGATGTGCTTCGGGGGTTCCTCGTCATACCAGTTAAAGTCGCGAGAAGTGCCGGCGAATTTCTCTAGGTCCTGCTCATATGATTTGAACTCTAGTTGTGATTTATTGGCTAGTGTGAGAGTGCGAAGTTCTTTGTCGTAGGAATCTTCCCAGGACCCGTTCTTAAGAAAGGAGGGAGGCAGCCATCGAGCAATCTCTGGCATAATGATTTTTGCCACTCCATAGAGAAAGTCAACAGAATGCACACGACCATATACAGGCGGAGGGGGTGTCGACTTATACGGATTACGGCCCATGAGAGCGTAACAAGTCTCGACAGCACCGCCAGTAGTCTTACCACTTCGGTTACCTCCAATGTAAAGGTCTACTTTGGCGCCTGACTTATGGAAAGCAAATTGCTTGTCATGAGGTACATAGGCATAGAGATTCGGTCGAACAGCCTGTTCTTTTAGGCGATCGTTAATCTGCTCTAGAATCTGATCGTATGTCAGATTCACTCGTGAGTTTCTAGCCATTATGAAGTATTGTCAGTGAATCCCAATACGGCTGCCAGTTGACTGATGAGGTTTGCCAGTGCCACATTTCCGCCCTTAGCACCTGTGATGGAAATTCCTTCCATAAGTTGCTTGGAACTTCCTCCATCGTGCAAATGGTCGCCAGGAGAGGCTTGCCCTCGTCCACTGCCGAGAGTATGGTGAAGGGAATTTCGAGTACCATCTGTGTCAGCATTTCTATGAAATTCTTCGACAGCCTGTGAAGATGGCTTTTGTTTATCTGTCATTATGGCGTACTTGCAATTGGACTAGCAATATTGAACCAATATTCAATATCTACGTTAAGATACCCAGGGGCACCTGCTTCCCAAGAATACACACCAGCAAATCGTGGAATACCTGTACCTACTGCGTTACTTGGATTATCCGCACTTCTAACTGGCTCATTTCTTGCGCGTGCAGGCATAGAAGCAGCATCTAGCCAAAGTGCCCAAAGCGAACATTTAGTGTCACCGGGATCAATGCGAGTAGTAACCATAAAATCTTCACCACGAGCATTTACCGTGCCGCCACCCCAACTTACCATTGGAGTACCAGCAGCATGAGTATATGGAATACTAAAAGTAATTCCACCATTGCCAAAATTTACACCAGTAGTACCGCTGTAAAGACGGGCACAGTATCTAAGTTTTTCGCCTACACGGAAATAGCGAGCGTCCCTTGCTCCACCAGTACCTAAAGTAACTGAACCTAGAGTGCTACGTACATCTGGTTTCCAAGCAGTCTGCCATTTAGTATCTCTATAGAATACCCAACCAGTACCTACAATATACTGATAAATAGCACCAGTGTCATCAGTCTGAGCAAGGCGTCCAGTAAATAGATTAGTTACAGGAAGTGCTGCCACATTTGCTACGTGGAAAATTCCTACAGCATTACTAAGGTAGTCAATCGAATCTGCAATCTGTGTAGTGACGTTTACTGTGTCATCCCCACCTGGCCCGCCATCATCAGGCAGAATGAGTTGGGTTCGAGTTTGAAGAGTACTCATTCAAGTTCCTCTGGTAACGGATCAAAAAAGCCAAATGGGACTACAACTGATCCATCTACTTCCGATGTTACTCGTGTAGTAGATGGGACTGCATTTAATCGTGGGTGTGTGCCTACCGGAACCGGCCGAAAATCACCAGCGCCAAAGTCACTATGCACACTACTAGAATCCATACGTGAAGATCCATCTTCTATCACCTCCGCGTCTACTATTGGAGAGATATAGTTCGCAGGCGGGTCTTGCAACCCCCGCGGAACACCACCATTAAGAATTGTGTCAATATCCGTAGAGACATTTTTGAGGACTTCTACGTCGTTGACATACCTGGTGATTACCTCCAAGATTAGACCCACGATCTTGACAATGTCAAGCATTTGTTTCTGCGATGGGTCATGTCGACCAGAGACTTCATAGAAGAGTTTGATCGCATTAATATCACCTTGGTCAGCACGTTGTACTAATCGAGCGTGTACTGTAGAGATATTATCGTTTAGAAGTGACTCTCCAATCTCACTTACCTTACTAGCGAAAGTAGGATTCTTAAGCCAGGCTTTGTACTGCGTATGAGAGATACCAGCCTGTTTGAGTTTATCTCCAAAAGTTCGTCTGTTAGTAGGATCAGTGATAATAGAGATAGCAAAGATTTGTTCTGGGGTGAGTATTCCCGCAAGGTTGATATTAGTAGTCCATCTAATTCCTCTTTTGAGTAATGCTTCTTTTCCTTCTGCACTAGTTACCACCTTTGCTACAATATTTTTGTGCGTACCCGCGAGCCTAGCCACGTCATCAATACTAGGGAGCAGTTGACCTGCGGGTTTGGTCTTGTAAGCAATCTCAGCAGCAGCCAGGACACGCCTCAGTTGATCCTGCGAAACACCCTTGGGCAGCCTGTTTGGGGAGTACCCAGGAGTACCTTCAGAAGTAGTTTCAGTCATCCTCACACCAGCTTTTAATAGCCTCGTTTAATTCTGATAGTATGTCCGCAGTTGCTCCGAGATTGATGAGACAATCTCTGACTGCAACGGGCATTCTGGTGGTTTTACCAAGTTCATATTTGTTAAGGACCGCAGGGTGTATGTTTCCCCATTTGGCCCATTTGATTTGTGAGCCAGGAAGTGAGGCTTCTCTGGCGATAATTTCTCGAAGTACTCTATGAGGATTTCTATCGGGATGGGTGTGATACTCGCTTCGCCACACATCTTTGATGAACCTCCAATTAGGTACTAAACCGACAGGCAACTGTGATGGTTTAATCTTGTACTCATGCAGGTATTCTAATTCAATGTCATTCTCATGGGAATAAGTGAGGTCACTAAGTACCTCTAGAACTTTGCCGCTGGGTGTGGCATACATTGTCTGTTCTAACTTAACAATATAGTCACGACTCACCCCAGCAGCGTCGGCTAATTGTTGCTCTGTGAGTCCCGCATCTTTTCGATAACGGGTAATTGTGTTGGGCATGTATTTAGTATATCGTGGTATGCTTTCAAGTCAAGTGTAAAGCAAGTAGTAACGTCCCTATTATGGAATCGGGTGGAGCCCGGTCACCCTAGACAAGATGCTGTCCACCATGCGGACTCGTGCGAGAATCGGCCGGACCAAACTCGCCCCACAAATCTTGTCCACTATGTGAGATGCTGCCCCAGATAACTTGACCTGTATGCCTCAGCGGGTAGTCTTGTCTTAGTGGCCATCCGGGCCACGCATCCCAGATACAGGAGTCATCATGTCGGACAACGTTCTGTTTAACGCTCTTCACGAGCAGATTGTCGCCAGCGCTGCCAAGGCTAACGCGATTGCTGATCGCATCCGGGCCGCCCGTGCTGGCAATCCTGAGAGCACAGCCAAGAAGTTTGTTACCAAGGCTGAACTCTCAGAGGTTCCTGAAGAGGTTCGCGCGACGGTTGAAAAGTTCCGTGAGGGTCGCGATAAGGTTCTCGCTTCGCTCGCCGCTAATGAGGCTAAGGCTATCGCCGCTGTCGTGGCGACTCTTCCCAAGAGCGAACTTTCCGAGGAGGAAACCGCCGCGCAGACTGCGGAGTATAAGTCTCACGTTGAGAAGTTCCGTACGTGGCGCAAGTCGCTTGTGGATTTGGACGTCGCGACCGAAGAGCAACTGTCAGAACTTCCCAAGGTCAAGACTCTTGGTGGCGGGAGTTCGGCTGGAACTCATGCCTCAAGTGGTCGGCCGAAGCCTCGCTTTGATGAGATCACTCTTAACGGCCAGAGCGTTGCTAAGACTGTGGACGGTAAGCGAGTTTGCACGCCTACTGTTCTCAGCGAGCGCATTAACGCTCTCCACGCGGATGATG